ACATTAATCATCTTCATTTACCGTACAATATTTTTTACATTTGTAATAAGCATCATCATAGTTTTCCCATGATTGAGGTAGTGTTTCATCAAACCACTTTCCCTTGAGTATTTTACTTAAAGGGTTTTTGTATATATTGTACTCATCTTTATTGTCCATATACTTTTTCATGATATGTTTATTTTTTGATTCTTTTCCTTTATACAATTCCTCAATGTCTGTATTATCAAACTTGTATGCCATGTTACTTAAATAACAACATGGAAAAACTTGTCCGTCTGGGTTAACAATAACAAGTTCATCGTTTTTCCATTCACAACTAATACACTTACTCATTTTCGTAAAACCTTTTCTTTTCCATTTTCATCAACAAATTCAAATGTATCACTTTCTCTAAATCTATTAGAATCAAAATGACGCCAATATTTTGCACCATTGTCTTTTGCAAGATTTTCAATCTCTTTAAGATAAGGTCGATTGTGTTCAAAGACAACTGTTTGTGCCATTGGTGTTGACCATGTTTCAGATAGTGATTTCATATTACTTAATGTTTTTTCTAAATTAGTTTTTCTACGATAGTGACTATGCATCTCTTGATTGACACCATCAATATCAAAATACATTTTTAATCTCTTGCCACATAGTATACCAAGTTTCCAATAATAATCCTCATCTCTGATAGAACCATTTGTTGTGATTTCTATTCTACAATTACTTTCATCAATAATATATTCACACATAGGATACAAATCTTTAAGCATCATTGGGTCACCCCAAGTTCCACAGAATTGAATTTCATCTAACTCTTCTAATGTTTCTTTTGGAAATGCTTTTTTAAAATCTTCTATTGACCACTGTACAAGTGGCAACCATTCAGCAGTTCCACAACCATTTGGATTAATTCTGTCGCATTGAGGACAACCTGCATTGCAAAAATTAGTTATTGATAAACTAATCTTTCTTATTGGTGTTTCGTTCCACTTCATGTTTATCCTCGTAAATATATACATCAGACTTTTCTCTAGGTTTAAAGTAACCTAAAAAAGTATTCCAATATAATAAAGTATATAATTTTATTCTTTTAAGTTTTTTCATGTTATTGCACTGTAACTGTTATTGTAATTAACTCTACTAAAGTTTTGTACTTTTTCAAACTTAATACTATTACTAAATTTATCTGCAAGTTGGTCACCTTTATGACTAATTACAAATATGTTTTCATTGTCTAGTGTGTTTAGTATTCTTAGAAACTCATCTGTACCTTGGCCATCTAATGAACTGTCAAATATCTCATCTAGAATTAATAGATTTGTATTTGTTGAATTTTTCATTTTAGCAATTGCTCTCCAAGTAAACAATAATGCTAAATCAATTCTTAGTTTTTCACCTTCACTAAATGAAGCATAGTTAAAGTTATCTCTAAATCTAGACTTAATCGTTTCATTAAAATTTTCATCTAAATTAAAGTTTACATAAAACTCCATAGACATAAGATACTTATTAATTAACTGATTCATAATTGGCAAGTATTGTTTAATAATTTTTGTTTTAATACCTGAATCATCTAACATATCTCTGACTGCATGGGTATATGTTTTTTCTTCCTTCTTTTCACTTCTTGTTTGTTCAACACCTTTACATTCGTTTTTCATATTAGAAAGTTTATCTAAGTCTGTTTGTGATACTGAACCTTTTTCAAATGATGATATTTCATCTGATAATCTATTATTATACTTTTCTAATTCAGTAATTGCTGAAGTTAACTCTGCCCTTTGAACTTCATTATCACGAATTTTTTTCATTATCGCATCAATGTCTTCTATTCGTTTATCAACTTCAAGAAGCTCATCTTTAAGTTTTGTTGCTCCGTCAAGTATATCTTGTATTTTATTTTGTTTGTCTTCTACCATTGTCTCTTTATGAGATGTTTCAATATCTTGTTCACAGGTAGGACAACTTTCATTGTCTTTAAAAAACTCCATATCTTTTGTTAACTGTTTATGTTTTTCTGTTATTGTTGCTCTAATGTTACTTAACTTTTTTAATTTGTTTGTAACTTTATCTTTATCAGTAATACTTTCGTGTAAGTCATCTGAAACTGTTTTTAAATCATCGACTTGAGTATTTCTTTCATTTAATACAGTTTCATTTTTGCTAAACTCATTTTCTTTTTCAGAAACAATTTGTTCTTTGTTTGCTTTCATGTCATCAATATAATTTTGTTGCATAGCAATTTTTTCACAAGCAAGTTCAAACTGATAATCTAAATCTTTTATATCATCTGTTATTTCTTTAATCTTTTGTTTAAGTAAAAACCCCATAAGAGAAAATATTTTAATATCAAGAATTTCTTCAACAACTTCTCTACGATGACTTGCCTTTAATTGCATAAAAGGAATAAATGTCGATGAACCTAAAATAACAACCTGAGTAAATGAACGGAAGTTTAATCGTAATACATTTTGTTCTAAAAACTTTTGATAGTCTCTAGAGTTTGCATCTTGATTAACAAGAAGATTGTCACAATAGATTTCAAATATATTTGGTTTAATACCTCTTATGATTTTCCACTCTTTAGTACCTATACTAAATTCTACTTCGACAACTGCTTCTCTATCATTAATAGTATTAACTAATTGTGATTTACTAATAACACGAAATGGTTTACCAAATAAACCAAAACACAATGCATCAAGAATAGTTGATTTGCCTGCACCATTTTCACCAATGATTAATGATGTTCTATTTTCGTCTAATTTTATTTCTGTAAATTGATTACCTGTAGAAAGAAAGTTTTTCCAACGAACACAATTAAAATTAATCATATAAACAATCTCCAAAGAGCAATAGTATTCATTGTAGTAAACCATACAGTTAGTACCATAATCCAAGCAGATTTTCTGTAATATGCTCCAAAGAAACCACTTACACTTCCTACCCAATAAAATGGCATAAAGATATCTGGTCTTGGTTCTAATACTGTAAATGTTAATATTGCACTACCAATCATAACACTAAATGCACTTAGCATTTCTAGATAAAATGCTGTCACGTTTGTTTTGTAACTATCAATCCAAAAGTTTCTAACTCTGTTCATAATTCTAAATCCTGAGCTTCGTTGTATAAGCCACGCATTATTCTTTTTAGTCTATCCTTATCAAGAGTAATGTCTAATTCATCAACATATTTGTTTAATAATGTAGTTGTATCTTCAGCATGTTTTACAATATCATCTGGTACAGTATCAGCATGTAAATCTGAAAAGTCTTCGATAACTTTTACTTCATGACAGTTTGCTTTCATTAGTCTTTCCATAAATCTATCAAACTGATATAAATCTTTTTTGTTTACTACAACTAACTTAACAAACTTGTTTTTGTATTGAGACACATCATGATTTTCATACATTGTATTAGTATCATCATAAAAAATCTTTTCATGCATTCTGATAGGGTTTACTATTCTTTCTAACTCTAAAGTTTCAGTATCAAATATATGAAATCCTTTTGTGTCATTGTAATCAGACCAAGTTATTTCATAGGGTGCTCCTAAATAGTAAATTTGACCATCATCTGATTTATGATGAAAGTGGCCAGAAAACACAGTATCAAATTTTTTAAACATTTCTTTATCATGACCATGGTCACTTACAATTCCCTTATTCATTTGAAAACCTTTTATTTCTAAATGCCCCATAGCAATATTTGCCTTTGATTCTAGAATCATTCCTTCAGCATAAATTGAGTTTTGAGAATTAATCCATGGCAAAAATAAAATATCTAATCCGTCAAAATTAACTTCCGTTGCATCTTCATAAATGTGAATATGTTTTGACTTACCATCAATTAATTCTCTTAATGAATTAACATCATTTGTGTTCTTAAAAAATATATCATGATTACCAACAAGACAATGAAAGTTTATTTTTAAATGTTGTATTGGAAATAGAAATCTTTCTCTAAATTCTTTTGCAGTTTTAAAAGAAACATATTTACGTCTATCCATTAAGTCTCCTAAATGAATAACATTTTTAATATTATGTTTTTCTAAGTAAGGAAAAAATATACCCTCATAAAATGAAAGCATATAATCTAAAAAGAAAGTATTATCGTTCCTTGCACCAAAATGAGTATCGGTGATTAGAGCGACTTTCATTTTTTAGGTTCTTCCATAAAATTCTCTAAACCTGCTGGAGTTTTTTCTTCCTTTTCTTTTTCTTTTGTTTTGTACACAGGTTCACTAGGTAACATAATTGTAGCATCAAATCCATGAATACTATAATTTGTAGTGTCTATTGGCATAACAACATGTGTACGATACTCTTCGTTTTCAATAATCTTATGTTTGATATGAGTTTGTTTTTTTTCTTTTTGTATCCTTCTAACAAAAGCATAATAGATTATTTGTGTAAAATACGCAAAAGGATTTTTTGATTTCTCAGGATTAAAGTTGTAAATATATTGGAGACAGTTTTCGATACCATCTGAAATCATTTCGTCTCTGTAAGTGTAATTAATAAAGTTTGGTCTATAAGATAAACCATTTGCAATTTTTAAGAAACACTCTCCTATGTAATGAGGTACTAGTGGCATTCGTTCGCCAACACCTTCTGCTTCTTTGCATTTCTCTTTGAACTTTTGCATTTCTTCAAAAAGTTTTTTGTTGTCAACGTAATGAACTGAATTTTTTTTCTTCACAAGTCACATCCTTTTTCACTGACGCCGTATTGCACGGCGCCATACTTAATTATAATTGTTAATTGCCGAATTCGTCTTTTGCGATGCTTTCATTAACATCATCTTCGTCATCGTAATTGTATTCTTCTTCGTTTTCCGTTTCTTCACCCCAACTAGCACCTGCTGGTGGAATTATTTCATCTTCGTCATATGCGTCTACTGGCACATTAATTAGTTGTATAACTTCTTCAAGTTTATCTTCTAGAGTATCAAGTCTTACTTCAAGTTCATCTCTTAGTTCTTCAACTGCTTCTAGATGTTCTTCACTTTCCTCAAGAGCTTGTATTCTCTCTTCTAACTCTTCTAACTTATTTTTATCTTCGTCTGCCATTTTGTACTCCTATTTTTATCATAGTTGACACACAATGTCAAGGTAATAAAAAATAAATTTAACCCTTGACATTTACACTTTTGCTCGTATAATAGGTTAATGTACCTGTTTGAGTTTAGTGTTGGGTAGGTTTAATACCATCTAAGAATTTCTTTACTTCGCTCTCTTCCCATTCATCTTCATGGCTATCTCCGTAATCTTTATTTTCTTTACTGTCAAAGTCTTCTTGAAAAGTTGAGTATCCTAACTTCATTGGATTTCTATTTGCAATTTCCATTTGTTTAACATAAAAAAGTTTCATACCTTCGGAAGCTGCTACTACTGTAATAATACTATCTTTTCTTATTTTGCAAACTGCTTGTTCTGTATATGGATGCATCCACTTATTTAATGATAATGATTCCACAACACCGTCTTTCGTCATTCTTGGGTGAGTTGACATTTTCATTGGATTCTTTATTGTAAAATAGTCTTTATCAAATTTAACTATGTCTGTGATAATCTCTTCACCACTATTAAACTTAATTATTTGTTGTGTCATATTTTTACCTCATCTATCCTATATGAGAAACTTTCCTCATTGTATATATTTATTCTTTCTTCAAAGTGTCTTAGTGTAAAATTCTTCTTAGTTTTGTATGTCAAATCATCGCATATATCCCATATTAGAACGGAACTTTTAGTGTTGGATTTACGCAACCCACGTCCAATCGATTGTAACACTCGTATTCTACTTTTACTTGGACTTGCGAACACGATATTGTTAAGGTTAGGAATATTAATACCAGTGCTAAAAGTGCCATAAGACGCAACAATAATAGAATTATCTGATAAATTGACATTTTCTCTTATCTTTTCTCTTTCTTCAGCGCTTGTTCCACCATACACGTAATAGGTATTATCACCTTTTAACATATCGTATAGTATATTACCATGTTTCTCTACTAGTTGAAATAAACATAATGTATTACCTTCTAGTGTTTTACATAAATTGACAATAAAATTATTTCTTCTAGTATGACCTGCAAGATAACTTATCTCTTCAGCATATGTATAATCTTTAATTTGTTTACATTCTTCTTCTTTATGTTTTAAAACAACACAGTTTGTTGTTAATTGTGCAAGTGTTTTATCATCCATTAATTCTTTTGTAGTAGTTACTTTTTCTACTTTACCAAATAAACCTTCTAGAACTAATCGATGGGTTTGTGTACCATCAAGTGTACCTGTAAATCCGAAACGATAAGGACATTGCTGTAACTTTTCCATAATACCAGTTAAAGATTTTGCTTTAAACGTGTGTGCTTCATCGCCAAAGATACATTCATATTGTTTAAAATAATTCTTTTGCAATTTATATAAAGATTGCCAAGTTGATATGACAACAGGCTTATCTGATTCTTTATCATGACCAGAATAAACTTTATGTATTTTATCTTCTTTCCAACCATAAGAAATAAAATCGCTTGTCATTTGTTCTACTAAAGAGGTTGTCGGTACTAATATTAATATTTTTTTATTCATCATACTATAATAACGAACTAAACAATAAATGATAAATGATTTACCAGATGCAGTTGGACTTACAAACAATCTTCTAGAATTTTCTATCGCAGTACAAATTGCATTGAATTGGTAATCTCTTGTTTCAAATGGTATCTTTAATGCATTAATAAAACCTTGAACATCTTCTACATTAACAGGCTTTACATTTGAGTTAACACCCTCATGAAGAACATATTCTAAATTATTGTTTTTTAAAAAGTCTTCTAGGTAAGATAACAACCCTACATAAATCATACTTGTCTTTTGTGAAAATAAACGTATCTTACCATCCCACATTCTATTACGAAATGCTGGCATGAATTTAGCACCAGGCACTTCGAATTCAAAAAATGTACTTAGTTCTCTTGCAACATGTTGTTCGCATTCAACCATTAAATGTACATCGTTTATTTTGTGAATAAAAATCATGACTTTTTTAATGCAACTAAATTGTTTTGTTTATCATACAATGTGGCCATATCTAAATCTACCATAGAATCAACAAACTTTTCAACACCTGGTGTATTGTAATCGTGATATAAAATTAAACCATTATCAACAACATTGTTCCAATACGATAATGAATCTCTACGAACTGAAGTAAATGTGTGGTCACCATCAATTAATAACATTTCAAAATTAACTTTTTCTAAGTTATATTCATGTGAGTTTGCTTGAATAAAAGTAAGTCTTTCAAGATAGTCTTTTGGTATATAATCATAGTAATCTTTTAATTTATCTTTTAAGTCTATGGAATAAACTTTTCTATCTGTATCTTTTGTTGCATCTAAGAAAGCAAAAGTAGAACCACCCATACCTATTTCTAGAATATCACCCTCGGTGCTTTCAACCATTTTATAGAGAAACTCTATCTCTTCGTTTCTCATTTGTTGAATATCATTAAACCATTCCGGCTTCAAATTTTTTCCATTCAATAGCATTTTTAATATCCCAACCTCTAGAAGAAATAGACTTTAAAACATAATCAATATATTTTGTTGTAGTTTCCAAGTAAACTATTTTATTTTCTGCATCAATAATTTCTTTGTCTGATTCAATATAAACATGTAAATCATTTTTTAATACTTTTAAATCAAAAGGTTTTGTTGCATATACTTTGGCGTCTGCTTTTCCACCATAGTATTCCCATTTGTCTCTATATAAAACTTTGTAATCTCCTTTTGATTTTGCAAGTAAAAATTCAAAGTTAGTTTTGTAATCAATAAACTTAGCATACAAATCTTGATTTCTTAAAGCCTCTGTATCTAAATGGTCTTTATTAACAGGTAATTCTTTGTAGACTATTTGTTTTAATTCATCTAATGTCATTTTGTATTAGTATCCTTTGCTTTAAAATATACACTATATATTGTGTCTTGTCAAGGGTTATTTAATCACCACCACCACTTGATAGTACAGGTATTTCTCTAGAGTTGACAATCATCTTTCTTCTTTTAACTTTATTTGTATTGTGATAATTCCTATAGATTTTAGTTTCTATATGACTAAACACTGCAAGATTTTTTGTTGCAAACTGTAAAGGTATTTTTTTATCAAACTCTGTTATCCATGAAAAGTTTTCTATCTTTCCATAGTGATAGAGAATATAATATTTTGGAGGATTAATTAATTCATAATCAACTTCTTCGGGGCCTATACAATCACATACACAATCATAATAGTATGAAAATATTTTATCATTTGTAGCATCTCTATTGTCAAAATGATAATTGCCTTTGTAGTTAAATAAAGATTTGTAGTCTTCAATTACTTCTGGTATATTAAGACCCATTCGATTAATTAAATTAATTTCTGTGTTAACGCAACTTGTAATATTATTATTACTTTGTGCGGCAAAAAAATCTAAATTAGTTCCACCACCGTGATATTTTACTGTTTGGATTTTAGAGAAGATGTTATTAAGAACTTCATATTCAAAGTACTCAATGTCTATGTAGTTGTTGTTTCTTGAAAGAGACTTAAGCTCTTTCCACAAATCAATGTGTGTCATAATATAATTCCTTTTATAGGGTTACTATTTCATAATATTTATATGCGAATTCTGTCGTTGCTTTTAAGTATGTTATATCTGTTTCCTCTTGAGTAAAATCTAAAGCTGAAAGAGATAATGGATATAAGTCTTGAAATCTTACTTCGATTAAAGGATTGTTTTTATTTGTTAGTAGTGTTAATGTTGCATCTGAAAACATTGCGTTTGCAGGTGTTCTTTCACTAGTCTGTCCAACATCAGTACCTGAAGCAACAGCACCTCTAGTAGGTGAAGGTGTATTGGATGTAACTGCTCTAAAGTCGCTAAATTGTTTTCTTGATTTTGGAAAACCTATTGCTAATAACCAATTGTGTAATTCAATGTAGTTTTCATAGCTTTCTGCTACTTGAAATCCAATGGTAAGATTGTCAAATGTAAGTTCATCACCCATCATAGGTATTTGTTTTAAAGGTGTAGGCATAAATGCTTCGCCAAGTGAAATACCGGGCAAATTACATTGCGTTACAAAGAACTCAACCTTTGGAAGTTGAGTAATTCCAAACTTAAATTGAGTTGGACTTGCAAAGTCCAATGTTGTTGGTTGTCTTGATACACTAGTCATAATACTATTTAGTAGAAATAAAAAAGGGCGCCGAAGCGCCCCTTTGGAATAAAATTGTAATCGAGATTACATTAAGTTAGCTACTTTAACTCTTCTATAGTACTTGTTAGTGTTCGCTGTAATTGCGATACTTCCGTCAGTACTTGCACCCACTGTTCCTGTGTGGAATGGGTTTGAAGCGATACCGTATCTAGTCTTAAATCCAATTTTTGGTTGGAATGTGTTCTCGCCAACTGCTCTCACCATTTGTAGTGGAACATATGGACAGTAGAACATACCTGCGTCATAAGGTGAAGAACCTTTATAACCAACTACGTAGTATTGTGAAGCTGATACGTTGGCTGCATATGGGTCTACATATACTTTGTATCTGCCGTTTAACACACCAGCAAAAGTTGTTGATGTATCATCTACGTTTAAGTTAGTTGATAACGCTGGAGTGTAATCTAAAACACCAGCCATTTGTA